ATAATGGCAAGAGGTGGAATAAGACCAACAGCACCGCAAAACAATCCTATGAATGTTAATGCGCGTGGTGGTAATGGTCAAAGCGGTAACGCAACACAAGCAGCCAAATACGTTCCAGGTCTCCCATACGGAGAAGGACAGGCTCTAATGCAAACGCAGCAAGCCGCTCCTTTGGCTGCGGCTCCGAGTATTGAACAATCAGGTATGCCTTCGGGCCTCGCATCAGCCGCAGCCTCACAACCAGTTATTGGTTTAAATGAACCATCAGCACGCCCTAATGAACCAGTTACTGCTGGTGCATCAATGGGTGCTGGTCCAGGAATGGAAGCACTTGGTCCAAGTCCTGACCAAACTTTCAATAAACAATTACAAGCAGATAATCAACGTCTTGTACAATATTTACCTTCCCTTGAACAGATGGCTAATGACCCATCTGCCTCTAACACTTTCCGTAATTTTATTCAATACTTGAAGAGTATCGCATAGATGAGCCAGTTTTCTGAACGCTTTGATACAGCAATTCAGGTTTTAGGTTTTCCTATGGGTTCTGTTGCTTTTGATTTAGCCAGAACACCTAATATGACCGATGACCAATTTAATGATTTATTAGAGACAATTACTAAACCAGAAGGAGCATAACCGTGGGTGCTCTAACTGATTATCTTACATCTAACCGTGTAGGTGCAGCAATAGGTAATGCTCTTACAAAAAAAGTTGTTCCAGTAATTGCTGATGTTTTTAATTCACCTATTGGTTCTATTATTAAAGGTGCCGATAAAGCATTTGAAACAGTTGTTCGTGACCCTGTTGGCACAGTTAACCTTGCTGCAGCATACACTCAACGTAAAGAATTTGATAAAGTTAAACAAGCATATAAGGCTACTGACCGTATTTCTTACGGTGAAGCAACAGCATATAACCTTGCACAAACTTTTAAAGGTTTTAACTCTTTAACTAATCCAGCAATTAAAGCCGCTGGTGGTCAACAAGCCCTTGATAAGGCTTATGAGTTAATGCCTTTGTTGAATCCTAACTATGATGTTATGGATGAGAAACAACGTCAAGCAGCACAAGATAGTCCTTACTATCAACTTGCTACAGGTTTAACCGATATTGGTTTAGAGTATTTAACAAGTCTTGGTACAGGTTTTGTTTTTAAAGGTTTTCGTAAAGCATCAGAATTAACACGTGCACCTCTTACAAAAGAAACTATTTCTGCTTTAGAAAATGATGCTTTAAAGGGTGCTGATGAAATTACAACACAACTTAATAACGGTATTGATGTTGAGACAATTGTTCCAAGTAACGGTATCTCAGTTCACATTCTTGATATGTTTAAAAAGAATGACCCATTAGAATTATTATCTAACCCTGTTGTTGCACGTTCAAGTAATCCTCGTCTTCTTTCACAACTTGGTGCTGCAACTAAAAGTATTGAGGAAGCAAGAGATATTATTCTTGCTGACCTTGGTTCTGTTGCTGCTGCTAACAGACTTAGAGCAACTGCTCCATCTTTTGAAGATGCTCTTAATCTTTCTAAACAACCTATTAATTTACAAAAAGAATTAACACCTAATGACCCTTTAATTCCAGATAACATTGTTGATGCTGCAGAGGGCGACCAATTAAGAAATGTTCTTGATGACATCATTGCACGCAATGGTAATCTTACTAATGAATGGCAAGACTGGTACAGTAAAGTTTCCATAGGTGCAGGTAACGTTTCTTGGGCACCTTCAAAGTTTAGTTTTGTTGAACAATTAAATAAGTCTAAAACAAGTCTTAAAACTGAACGTCTTCTTGGTAAGGGTTCTAAACAGATAAGTGAAACTCTTATTGGTGGTGGAGAGTTCAGGCCTTTTCGTGTTTTAACTCTTGCAACTACACGTCTTCGTCCACGTGGTTATGTTGAACTTACAGGTTTACGTCCTATGGATAGTATTGATGAAATATCTGCAACATTACAAATGTCTCCTATTTTACGTCAATCTAAGTATGCTGATTTTCGTGCTAATGCTATTAGAACTTGGTTGTCTGCTCCAGCAGATGAAGCAAGTAGAGCAGTTGTTTTAAAGAAAATTGAACGTGATGCTGTTAAAACTATTGCTAATGATATTGCTGAGTCAATTGGTTTAAAAGTAGACGATATTGATATTGATGCCCCTATGCAAAACGTTGTTAATAAACGTGATGGCATTAGAGAAAAAATTAAGAACACACAAAATGGTATTGTTACTAAAGAAGCCGAAGGTGCTGAAGTAACTGCTGTTGATGAGAATATTAAAGTTAAACTTGCTTCTAATATTCCTATGCTTGATATGCGTGTTATGGAAGATGTTTTAAATGCTCATATTAGAAACAGTAGAAATTTATCCTTAAGAGGTATTAAGGCTAATTTAAGTAAACTTTCCATTAGTGCTGATGCTTTTGAACGTGCGTTCTCTGCAGCGGTTCTTATCCGCCCTGGTTATATTCCTAAGAACTCTATGTTTGAACCTTTTGTTCGTATTCTTGGTCGTATGCACGATGCTACTTTGCCACAGATTTATGGTAAAGAAAAGTTTATGGCTAAGGTAATTGATTCTGATGCTTCTGGTATTACGAGTAAAAGTGTTTTTGATTTAGTATTAGAACAAAACCCTAATATTTCTAAATCTTATGGTGAATATACCGCATTAGTTAAAACTGATTTTCTTGATACCGTCAAAGAATTTGATAGAACATTAAGACCAACAGGTACATTAAATGATAGTATTGAAACAATTAATAACATTGCTCAAGACCTTAAAAATGGTAAAGGTTTTAAAGACCCATTAATTCTTGATTTTAATGTTGATAAAAATGGTAATCTTGTTGTTCATCTTATTGAAGGTAATCATCGTCTTGCTGCTGCTAAACAAGCAGGTATTGAATATGTTCCTGTTTATGCTTACTATTCTCCAAATCTTGTTCCTAATCAATTAGGTTCTAATCTTCCAGATTCTGGTAAATTTGGCGCTAAAATTATTGGTAAATCTCCAGTAAAACCAGATGCAACCGGTTATCTTCCTCAAACTGTTAATCCTACACAGTTACTTCCTGAAAATGTTGTTCTTAAAGGACAAGAAGTTAAAAACCCAGTTTATTCTTACAAACAACTTGATGTTATGGGTGAAGATGTAATCGGTGGTGGTGCACTACGCCAAGAAATAGACCCATCATTAACACTAGCAAACGTAACACAACCAGGTGTATTTGAAAGAACCTCACGTAAATCTTTCACAACAACACCAGTTAACCCAAATCTTACAACCATTAACCCTAAACTTATTAAAAAGTATTGGGGCGAATACTCACAACAAATACAGGTTATGAAAAATGACCCTCTTGTTGGACGCATTATGTCAGGTATGTCAGATGATGACATCATCAAATATATGATGCGTGATTTACAACAACGTGGAAACTTCAGTGACTTCTACCGTCTTGCTGCCGAAAGAGCAATAGCAAGAAAAGATAGAACACCAGACCTTTCAACTAATGGTGCATTTGAAATATTAAATGATTCTAAAGCAGTTATTGATAACCTTGTCCCAGATAAGGCTATTCAAAGAAAAATCATTGATGATAGAGAAATCTTTACAGCAAAGAAAGCAGAATCACTTCTCAAAGGTCAAGAAGTCCCAACACTTGATATAAGTCTTGATTCTTTACCTGGAATGACATCTCTTTCAGATATTGCTTTAGGTTATCAAAAAGGTATTAACGCAGGTTTTAGGGCAATTGCTAAACCTGAGTCATCATTATTCCGTAGCCCTTATGGAACATATTATGGTAATCAAGCCGTTAAACTTATAGTTGAGAATGCTCAACGTAATGGTATTGAAATTACATCAGATATGTGGCAAAACCAAATAAGACCTGCTGCACAAGAATATGCTTTAAAGCAAGTTGAAGACACATTCTATGCAATCAGACGTATGAACAATGTTCAATACTATTCACGTTTCCTTCTTGGTTTTCCTAACGCAATGTTTAACTCTGTTAAGTTTTGGGTTAAAGCAGGGTTTGCTAACCCTTATAATTTTGCTTTACTTGAACAAATACGTACCTCACCTTGGGCTGCAGGTATGGTTGTTGATGAAGATGGTAACAAGATTTCTTATGAAGAAGCAGATGCACAAAACAAGAGTGCTTATCTAGTTTTACCTTTCTTTAATAAACCTGCTAAAGCGCAACCGTTTGTTTATAAAATGAACGCTAACCAATTAAACTTTTTAACTAACGGACCTTCACCTAACTGGTTAGGTCAAGTTGCTTTAAACACAGCAGTTCAAAACTTTCCAAATCTTGAAACCAAAATTAAAGGTGCTGTTGGTGAAAAACTTTACAACCAGTTAATATTTGGTGGTATACCACGTGGTATTGTTCCTGCCGCTAAAGACACTGAGGGTACAAGTGGTGTTCAAGTATTATCATCAGTTGTTTCAAATGTTGCAGAACAAGTATTTATTGCTGGTTCTTTAAAGTCTGCTATTGAACTTGCTGGTCTTGGTAAAGATGTTATCTTTGACAAAGAAAATATTCAGTTCCGTAAAGATGCTGTAGCATCAACACTTTGGTCAATACATACTGCTAGACGTATGGATTGGGAATTAAATAACCCTGATAGTCCAGAACCAGATATTAATAAATCTATTGATTTAACTTTGAACCTTATGGGTTGGAGACTTGTTCGTAAGTTATTTAGTCCTTTTGGTGTAACAGACCAACCAACATCAATTATGTACCGTGATGAATTTGACAGACTTGAATTAAACTATGTTAATAATCCACAACTGTTAGCAGATAGACCAGGTGTTGCACCTTATCAAGCAGCAACTCAAGATTTTATTATGATGTACGGTGAAGAGGCAGTTCGTAATCTTATCACTGGTACTAAATATAAAACAAGTGTTGCACCTGAACAAATCGCTGCAGGTAGATTGAAGTCTTACGATTGGTTACAAGAGTGGACTGGTAAAAATCCTGATTCACGTGTACCTGTTGTTGGTATGGTTTTGAACCCTGTTGTTCCTGGTGATTATTCTCCTGCTGCTAGTGCTAATCTTAAAATTAGTACTGTTGGTGGTGTGCCAATATTTGAGGGTACTAAAACTTTTGCTGAACGTGAAGCAGATGCTAAAATTGAAGATGGTTGGCGTGAATATGACCGTATCACTAAAGAACGTGATGCTTATCTTGCTGGTCGTCCAAGTAAATCTTTAACTGCTAATTCCAATGCTGATATTCGTGCTTGGTATCGCGACCAACTTTATAACGAAGTTGATGGTTTGTCTGTTCGTAATCCTCAATGGGTTGAAACTTTTGGTAACACTTCAGATACTTTCACTGAAGGTTTAAATCTTATTAATGTTGCTTTAAGTAATGAAAAGTTTATTAATGATATTAGTAAGAGCGCTCCTGAGAAATCTTTGTGGGACACTATTCAGGTTTGGCGTGATGGTCGTGATTCTATTTTTGAAGAATGGAATTTGTTGCCTGCTAATAGTCCTAGACGTAAACAGATTCGTTTACAGTATGAGGCGTTTATTTTTGATTTAGCGCAAAGTAATACTTATTTTGCTGATTTTGCTAACAGGTACCTTGTTGGGGACCCTATGGCTGACATTAAAGAAATACTTGGAGAATAATGGTTATTAGAAGAGAAGGTCCTAAACCAGGTTTACCTGAACCTAGAGTAACTGGTTCTACTGGTAGCACTGGTACGTTTAATTCTAAAACACCTGTTATTAATAGTACAGGTTCTAAAGATAAAAAACCTTCAGATTTTGGTATTGGTGATTTGGGTTACTATGGTACAAAACTTGACCCAATGGCACCTGTTACCGTTGGTGGTAAAAAGTTTGCATCAGGTACTGAAGCAGCCAACTATTTAATTCAATTAAAATACTCAGGTAACACAGCAGAATATAATCGTCTTGTTGCTTTACTTAAATCAGCAGGTGCTACAGGTAAAATTCAAGATGATTGGGAATCTACTATTGCTAAAGCACAACGTGCAGGTGTTGACCTTGACGTTGTTTTGGCTACTGACGCTTTAAACAATCCTGATGTTGCTGCAAGTGCACAATCATTAGCAAACATTGTTCGCAGTGTTCAACGCACAGCAACTAAATATGGTATTAAAATATCTGATTCTGAGGCAAAAAACCTTGCCGCACAATCCATTAAACAAGGTTGGGATGCTGCAACTCTTGGCGAAGAAGTTGCACGTAAAGGCCGTGTTGAAGGTATAACTGGTGAGTCTGCTAAAGCCATTGATGATTTACGTGAATATGCTAATTCTTACGGTGTTCAATATAATGATGACTGGTATGCTAACGCTACTAAATCTGTTCTTGAAGGTCGTGAAAGTTTAGAAACTTTTCAAAACACTATCCGTGATGTTGCTAAATCTCGTTATGGTGGTTTCTCTTCTCAGATTGATGCTGGTTTGACAACTAAACAAGCGGCTTCTCCTTATATTCAATCTATGGCTTCTATTCTTGAACTTGACCCTAATAGTATTAATCTAAATGACCCTACTCTTACTAAGGCTTTAACTGCTGTTAATGAGCAAGGTGTTCCAGCGGTTGTTCCTTTATGGCAATTTGACCGTGATTTAAAAAATGATGAGCGTTATAAATATACTAAAAATGCTCAAGAAGATTATGTTGGTACTGGTTTTGAAGTTTTAAGAACACTTGGATTTGAGGCATAATGGCTGTTAAAAAAAATTCTGCTAGACCTTCAGGTACTACTGCTAAAGCACCTACAACCACTAAATCTCCTATTGGTCCAGGTAGTGGATATTTAGGATATAAACCACCTGCTCCTAAGCCTCCTTCTAAACCTAAAACTCCTCCTAAAACTGATACAACATCTGCTGCTGCTATTGCTGAAGCCGAAAGACTTCGCCGTGAAGCCGAGGCTGAGGCTGAAAGACTTCGTAACAGATTAATCATTGATGATACTGAAGAACGTATAGATGCTATTGCATATTTGCAAGATTTGTTTGCACAATATGGAGTACCTGAATTGGCTAACAAAATTGTTGAACTTAAAAATCAAGGTTTAACTGACCGTGTTGTTGCAATAGAATTACGAAAAACCCCAGAATTTAAACAACGTTTTATTGGTAATGAGAACCGTAAAAAAACAGGTCTTCCACCATTAGACCCTGCAACTTATATTTCTACTGAAACAGCATACAAAAAAGTTATGCGTGATTCACAATTACCTGCAGGTTTCTATGACCAATATGATGATTTTGCTACATTTATTGGTAACGATGTTTCACCAGCAGAACTACAACAACGTGTAGACATTGCTAACCAATCCATTCAAAACGCTGACCCTTATTACACAGATTCTTTGCGTAGACTTTACGGTTTACAATCAGGTGATATGTTGGCTTATGCCCTTGACCCTGAACGTGCATTACCGTTTATTACACGTCAACAAAAAGCAGCACAGTTTGGTGCAGAAGCAGCACGCCAAGGTATACAAGTTACAACACCTATGGCTGAAACATACACTGACCAACTTGGTATTACACAAGGACAAGCCCGTCAAGGTTTTGAACAAGTTGCAGAAATACTTCCTGAAGCACAAAGACTTGGTGCTATAACCCCTGGTGCACAACCTATTGGATTAGAAGAAACAACAAGTGCTGTATTCGGTGGTGCACAATCTGCTGATTACAAACAAAGACTTAGAAGACTATCAGAAATTGAACAATCAAGATTTGCTGGCCAATCAGGTGTAAGTAGAACCTCATTGATGCAAGGAACACAAGGCCAGTTTTAAAAACCTGCTAAGCGCACCGGCACTTAGAAGCGTAACCGAAGCCCGGTAGTACAAGCCATCACAGATTCCCCTGTTTGTGTATGTGGTGTACGACAACTTAATGAAAGGGAGTGGCTGCAATGGCCAACCAATACGAATACGAAGACGAAATAGAAGAACAAGATAATGGTCCCGCAGAATTGCGTAAGGCCTTGAAGAAAGCACAGAAGGAAAGAGAAGCCATTGAGGCTGAACTTAACCAAATGCGTTCTGAAATGCGTTCTCGTTCCGTCAAAGATGTATTGGCCTCAAAAGGTGTATCAGATAAACTAGCGAAACTTATTCCTGGTGATGTGAACACACCTGAACAGATTGATGCTTGGTTAAACGAATACAGTGATGTATTCGGTATTCAACCTGCAGAGTCTGCTCAACCTACCGTTGATGAGGAAACGATTAGAGATAATCAACGTATCAACCAAAGTACTTCAACTGCACAGAACCCTTCAGGTGAGCAAACGCAACACCAAAAGGTTATGGCTGCGAAGACTAAGGATGAACTTGACCAACTTCTTTTCGGTCAATCTCTCGGTAGATAACCGCAACTACTATCAACCTTGAAAGAAGGTGAACTAAATTGGCCGAAAATTATACAAGCACTAGCACCGCGTCCCTAGGAACTTCCTTGGTACAAACTGCTTATGACCGCTATGTAGAATTTGCACTTCGTGCTATGCCACTTATCCGCGATGTTGCTGATAAGCGCCCTGCACAACAGGCTATGCCAGGTTCATCTGTCGTATTCCAGTTATACACTGATTTATCGGCAGTAACCGGCACACTAACTGAAACTGTAGACCCAGATTCAGTTGCTTTAGGAAATACAAGCAACGTAACCGTAACTCTAAACGAATACGGTAACGCTGCAATCGCAACACGCAAGTTAGAACTGTTCTCATTGTCTGATGTTGACCCAGCAATTGCTGACATCATCGCATTCAATATGGCAGATTCTATTGACAACTTTGCACAAACAGTGCTACGTCAAGGCTCAAACGTTATTTACTCAGGTGGTGGCTCAACAACTACTGGTGTTACCGGTGGTGCTGCTTCACAAATTACCTCAGCAAACGTTCGTAGAGCAATTGCTAAATTGCGTGCAAACAAGGCTGTTCCACGTGTTGGTGAACTATACTGGGTTGGAATACATCCAGAAGTTTCACACGACTTACGTGCAGAAACAGGCGCAGGCGGATGGCGCGAAGCACACGTTTACAACGAATCAGGTGCTGGCAATCTATGGCCAGGGTCTATCGGTGTTTACGAAGGTGCAATGTTCGTAGAATCACCACGTTTGTACAATGCTACAGACGGTGGTTCAAGCGCACGTGTATTCCGTACACTTATCTGTGGTAAGCAAGCATTGGCTGAAGCCGTTGCTGAAGAACCACACGTAGTTATCGGACCTGTTACCGATAAGTTAATGCGTTTCCGTCCAATCGGATGGTACGGCGTTCTTGGATTTGCTCGCTACCGCGAAGCATCCTTGTTCCGCATTGAGTCAACCTCAAGCATCAACAACGCCTAGTTTTAGGCAAACTTGTAGCCCCCATCTTTGGGTGGGGGTTACACCTTTAAGGAGAACAATGGCTTACTATTTTTTACCACCTACTGTTGAAGAAGGCCCTGCCGGTGGTGGAGCATTGTTTTATCGTTACAAATTGACTAGGGCTAATAGTGTTTTACAGAGGACTGACGGGTCCTATTATAGTGTTCGTACACCAAGCGTTGAGGAAACACAATCCGCTTTGTATTACTATCCAGGTGGACACCAGAATTTGATTTCAGATGCAGAACGCACAAGTTTAATTGCAGCCGGTTACGGCCCAAATATTATAGAGGAATAGATGACACCAGGTAGATACAATATGAAAGTTTATCAAGGCTCAACTTTTAGCCTTAGACCACAATGGAAAATTGATGGCACATATGTTAATGTGACCGGTTATTCTGCTGCTATGAGTGTTAAGTATTCCCCAACTTCTGTTTCAACAATTATTTCTTTAACATCTTCTAACGGTAAAATCACTGTTGGTACTACTGATGGTAAATTTACTTTGGCTTTGACTGCCGCTGAAACTACTGCTTTGGCTGCAGGTAATTATGTTTATGATTTAGAAGTTACCGCACCTAATGGTACTGTGACTCGTCTTCTTGAAGGTGGCTTCACTGTTTACGAAGGGGTCACTTCTTAATGTCAACAGTTTTTTCTACAGCAGTTGTTGAAATACCAACAACAACAACAACTCTTAATGTTGAATATGAAGAGACTGTTATTGTTGAACTTGGCGTTATTGGTCCTCAAGGTGTTGAGGGCGACCAGGGTGTTACTGGCCCTACCGGACCTGCGGGTCCTACCGGTGCGACCGGTGATACTGGTTCTACCGGTGTTACTGGTCCCACTGGTACCACAGGTGCCACAGGCAATACAGGTTCTACAGGACCTACAGGTGCCGATAGCACTGTTGCTGGCCCTACTGGCCCAACCGGTGCTGTAGGTGCTACGGGTGCAACGGGGGCAACAGGTGACCAAGGTTTACAAGGTGTTACAGGTCCTACAGGTTCGCAAGGCGATACTGGTGCTACAGGTCCAACTGGTCCTACTGGCGCTCAGGGAATCACTGGTGCTACTGGCGTTACAGGTCCCACTGGCGACCAAGGTTTGCAAGGTGTCACTGGCGCAACTGGTGTTACTGGACCGACAGGTGCAACAGGTGAGACTGGACCTACAGGTCCTCAAGGTATTCAAGGTGTAACAGGACCAACCGGACCAACTGGTATTACTGGTTCAACAGGTGCAACCGGACCTACTGGTGCTGACTCAACAGTTGCTGGACCAACAGGTCCAACAGGTGTGCAGGGTGTTGTTTACGGAATTTCTGAACCTACAGACACAGGTGTGGTATGGTTAGATACTGATGCAACAGGCCCACTTGTACCTAACGGTGGAACCACAGGTCAATACCTTGGTAAAGTTTCCAATGCTGACTATGATGTTAGTTGGCAAAGTATTCCTGAAAGTTTAAATCCGTTTTTACTAGGTGGGATATAAATGGCTGTTTTAAAATATTACGATGGTACCGATTGGGAACCAATTGTTAGTGCTTTACAAGGACCAACTGGTGCTAGTATAACTGGTGCTACCGGACCAACAGGCGCTACGGGTGCTACTGGTACAGACCTTGGGTTTGTTCCTAATTTTATGCTTGGCGGAATGTAACAAAATAACATATTGGGGACGATATGAAAAAGATTAAGATATGTGCGTACACGATTGCTTTGAATGAAGAAAAGCACGTGATGCGTTGGCTTGAGGGAACTAAAGACGCAGACCTTAGGGTTATTGCTGATACTGGTTCAACGGATAAAACTGTTGCACTTTTACAAGCAGCACCTAATGTGATTGTTCACCAAATATCTGTTAAACCTTTTAGGTTTGATGATGCACGTAACGCAGCACTTGCTTTAATTCCTGCTGATGTTGATGTGTGTTTGTCTCTTGATATGGATGAGGTTCCTGAAAAGGGTTTCTTTCACACTGTTCGTGAGACTTGGGAACCTGGCACGGGTCGTGCTTGGGTTTGGTGGCAAACTGGTAATAAGTGGAAGAACAATAATAGGCTTCACGCACGTGAAGGTTATCGTTGGATTAAACCGTGTCACGAAGTAACCTTCCGTTATGCTGAGGGTGAAGAGAAAACTTTAGATTATGATTTGACAGTGTTTCATAGACCTGATGATTCTAAGGCTAGAACTTATTATTTGCCTATGCTTCAGGCTGCTGTGCACGAAGACCCACGTGATGCACGTATGTGGGCTTATCTTACACGCGAATACTTTTTTCACGAAAATTGGGAAAAAGTTATTGAGTCTGCTTTTAGTACATTACAAGCAGGTGGTTGGTATGTTGAACGTTCCGCTGTGTGTCGTGCTGCGGGTGAGGCTTCACAAAAACTTGGTAATAAAGAGAATGCTCTTAAATGGTTTCAACGTGCTATTAAAGAGAACCCAACAGAACTTGAACCTTGGTTTAGTTTTGCACAGTTCTCTTACACTGTTAGTAACTGGCAAGGGTGTTGGGATGCTGCAAGTAAAGTGTTTGAACTTGAACCATCAACCCATTATCTAAATGATAAATCAATTTGGGATTGGCGTTGCTACGATTTGTTGGCTGTTGCAGGTTGGCAACTTGGTAAGAAAGAAGAATCTTTAAAGTACATTAAAATGGCCCTTGAGGCTAATCCGGAGGACGGGCGCTTACAAGATAACTTGAAGTGGTTGGAGGAGAACTATGTCGCTACACAGACAGAGAACCCATCCTGATTATGTTGAAGGTTGTTTTGGTTGTAAGGCTTCCACGTTAGAGTTGCATCCTGGTGATGCTGCACATATGCGTGTTGTTTCCCGTAAGAAGTGGGATGCTGAACTTAATGCTTATGCTGATGCTAGACGACAGGGTATTCAACCTGCTGGTACTAGTATGAAAGCAATTAAGGATGCCCATAAGGCTAGTGAGAATCTTGGTAAAGCGTATAACGGTGAGAAGATGGCACCGGCTCATAGGCTTGCCAACAAAAAAATAGCAAATGCTATGAACAAGTTAGGAATATAATATGTGTGATTGTGGATGTTATGGTGCTGTCAACCCTTACGGTGTTGGCGGTTCAGAAGTTAACAAACCTGCTAAAGCAAAAGGTGGAGTTCCACCTCGTATGCCTCAACCAAAATTTGTTGAGGTTGGTAAGTACAAGAACGAACCTAAAAACAATAAGTAATAATGCCTGAGTTAAACGCAAATATTCCACCGATAGATTGTTATGTGCGTGGTAACTTTTTGCGTAACCAAATAGATTCACACAATCAATATTTTGAATGTGTAATATTTGGTGTGTCAAGTGTGCAGAATCGTTCCCCTTTGTTTCATTTTATGATGGAAGATGGTGGGCTTTGGTGGCGTATGCCATTGAATGCGTTTTGTACAAAACCTGGTGTTCCAGAGGTTGATTTGCACGAACTTGTTTTATGGAACTCGTTTAGCCCATATGTATCTGTGACTAAGTTTGCTAATTTAGCAAACCTTAGAATGAGTTACAAAGACCGTCAGAAAAATGTTGTTCAGGGTAAATATTTGTTTACTTTGGATTGGCATAATCCTGATTCTAATAGGCTTGATGATGGTTATTCGGAAACACCTAATGAACATAAATGTGGTCACGTTATCCAACGTGATGATGGCAACTTTGCCATACAACCTAATAATAGGGTTCGTGTGTTTGAGCCTTCCTTTGCTAATAGAAAAGATTTAGTTATTGGTAGGATTATTAATGACCGTGTTTGGGATGTTGAAGATGAGGAAAAATAATGGCTAAATCACCTGCTTGGCAACGTGCTGCTGGCAAAAACCCTAAAGGTGGGTTGAATGCTAAAGGTCGTGCTAGTGCTAAGGCACAAGGTATGAACCTTAAACCACCTGTTAAAGCGGCGGCAGCCAAAAAATCACCTAAGTCTGCAGCAAGACGTAAATCTTTCTGTGGTCGTATGTGTGGTATGAAGTCTAAGTTGACTTCTGCTAAGACTGCTAGAGACCCTAACAGTCGTATAAACAAATCATTGAGAGCGTGGGACTGTAACTGCAAATGAAAAAGAAACCTGTTTGGGAAACAAAAAACCCTAAAAAGAAATCAACCAAATTAACACCTGCTCAGAAGGCTGCTGCTAAAGCACGTGCCCAAAAGGCTGGTAGACCATATCCTAATTTAATTGACAATATGGCTGTTGCGAGAAAGAATAAATAATGACTTACGGTTTTGCTGGTTCAACACTTGTTGACGAATTAAACAGACTTGCTAATGGTGGTGCATCTTATCCTGCACGTGAAACCTATCAAGATGCTCAAGGTGCTGCCAACAAATGGGCTGGCACAACCGGTCTTGGTCTTAATGGTGCACTTAATAAGAAAGCCTCAGCAGGTCGCAGTGCCGCTGACTATAAAGGTTTAAACGCTGTATGTAATGAACTTGCAGGAACAACAGGTTTGTCTGCTATTCCTGCTCTAAGAGAAGTTGAGGACTAATGCCAAGTTTTTCTGACCTCGTTGATGAAACACTTATTGCCTTATCTGGGTACACTCAACGCCAAGACCAATCAACTTATTTAACTGCCGCTATGACTGACACACAACTAACTATGACTGTGTCTGATGCCGCAACTTTATCTAAAGGACTTGTTGAAGTTGGGGATGAGTTAATGTGGATTGAATCCTTTGACCGTACAACCAACATTGCAACTATTGCACCTTACGGTAGAGGTTTTCGTTCAACACAAAAAGCACCACACAATATTGGTGATAGAGTCACTATCTCCCCAAGTTTTCCTAAAGATGTTATCCGTAAACAAATAAACAACGCTGTAACTGGTGTGTTCCCTGACTTGTTCGGTGTGTTCTACACAACATTTAGTTTCATATCAAGCCAAAACACTTACGAACTTCCATCAGAAGCAGATGAAATTCTACAAGTTATGTGGCAAACAACTGGTCCAACACAAGAGTGGCTTCCTGTCAGACAGTATTCTATTAACAAGAACGCCTATGTTGGTACTTTTAATACTGGTAAAACAATATCTGTTTATGACGGTATTGTTCCAGGTCGCACTGTGCACGTGGTTTATTCACGTCAACCACAAGAAATGTTTTTATCATCAGATGATTTTGAAGACGTAACCTATCTACCTGCCTACGCTAAAGAACCTGTTGTATTAGGTGCAGCGTACCGTGTTGCAGGTTACTTGGACGTTTCACGTCTGCCAGGTCAAAGCGCCGAGGTTGACCAGATTGACCAGGCTTCACCTATTGGTTCAGGTGGAACTGTTACTAGGGCTTTGTTTCAACTTTATCAACAAAGGCTTACTGTTGCTTCTAAACGCCAACAGGAAGATTTCCCAATTCGCGTAAGATATGGAAGGTAAGTAATGCCAGTTAATCGTTATTATTCGTCTACTGCTGTTGATACCACTTTAACTGGTGGCGTTAACTCTTCTGCAACTTCTATCACTGTTGCTTCAACTTCAGGGTTTCCAACATCATACCCTTACACTTTAGCACTTGACTATGACAATGCTTCCGAGGAACTTGTTAACGTCACCGCTGCCGCTGGTACAACTCTTACTGTTGTTCGTGGACAGGATGGCACAAGTGGTACTGCTCACTCTGCTGCTGCTGTTGTTAAGCACGTTATCTCTGGCCGTGATTTACGTGAACCACAAGAACACATTGCTGCTTCTACTGGTGTTCACGGTGTTACAGGTGCTGTGGTTGGTACAACTGATACACAGACTTTAACTAATAAAACTATTGATTTTGATTCAAACACAATTCTTAACAGCGAAAAAGATAACGTTTCTGTTTTGCTGTTAATGGGTGGGTAATAAAAATATGATAACAAAGGAAAATAAATAATGGCAACAGTATATAAAGTACTGGGACAGTCAGCCCCTGCTGCAACAACTGCAACAGATGTTTACACTGTTCCTTCATTGAAATATGCAGTGGTTTCTACAATCACTGTTTGCAGTCGCACAACAGGTACAGCAACAGCGAAGTATCGTATCTCTGTGAGACCTAATGGTGCAACAGGAGCAGACCAACATTATATTGCTTATGATGCCCCTATTACACCTAACGACACAATTGCTTTAACCCTTGGTTTGACAGCAGATGCAGCAGATGTTATTACTGTTGAAGGTTCTACTGCAGACCTTTCTTTCAACGTATTCGGAAGCGAGATTGATGTCTAATGTCAGTTAAATCTTTTAAAACCAGTGGGGTTGGAGTTGATTTAGCCCCACAAGGTCTAGTCTTAATTAATACGACTAGTTTTAGTGGAGTAGCCAGTCAATCTGTTAATGATGTTTTTAGTGCAACCTATACAAATTACAAGATTATATTTAAATTAGAACAGCCAAGTGGTGGCACTCCAAATATCAGATTACGTGTATCTGGTGCTGATAATTCAACAGCAAATTCTTATGGGTCAAATTATACTTATGTTGCTTTATCTGGTGGTGCTGGTTCTGGAAATGGTTATTTTAATGGTAACTACGGAACTTTTAACAGTTCAGGAAATTATCAAGGTAGTTCTGGTGAAATAGATTTGTTTGATGTGTTTACAACAAATATGACTAGAATGACTTTTACTCATACAGGTGTTGATGGTGGGAATTATTATAATTGGACTGGTGGCATAAATCATAATCAAACTGTTTCCTATACTGGATTTACAATTTATCCAAGTACTGCAACTTTTACTGGAAGTGTGAGTGTGTATGGCTACAACAAATAAGATTTTTATTCAAATAGATGATGAACGAATTGAATTAATTGGTGAGGCTAAAGAACAATTTTTGGCTGAACGCAAAGCAGAAGCAGACTCTAAAGCACTACTTGAAACGGAGTATGCGGCTAAACAAGCAGCCCGTACCTCTGCTCTGACCAAGTTAGCAACAATTGCTGGTCTCACTGAAGACGAAATGGCAGCACTAGGGTTATAAACCACAACTAAATATAGGGC